AAGTAGAACCAATTTTAGCGCCTTCAACGGCAAAAGAATCGTCGTATTGACGATTTACGTTACGTGTGATCACAAGGTTATTCTCTAGGATTTCTAGGGCTTTACGAGTGATCATATCAATGGTTAAGATTGAGTTTGACATGATGTTTCCTTATATAAAAGTTAGCGGTTTCTTTTCGCTTCCCATGCCTTAGCTTGTCTAGCTCTTTCAGCAGCAATCCAATCAGACGTAGACATTGACTTCATTGACCTAGGGTCAGTCGTGTCGTACGCTGGTGAACCGTTACCTTTAGCCGTGACAGGCGAAATAGGCGCAGGTGCGCTAGTTGTTTTCTTAATTACCGGCTCGTTAGCAATTTTAGCTTCAAGTCGGCCAATTTCTTTAGCTTGTAAGATTGGCGCTAATCGAGAGATCCGTTCAGCTTCCTTAATATTAGTCCCTAGGTAATAAGCCAGTTCGGGGCCAACATCAGATGCCTGAATAGATTGAGCCATCACATTAGTAATAGGAACACTGGGGTTGTATGCAACTTGCTCGAAGTCATCATACTTAGCACGGGCTTCTTCTTCCCTATCGTGATACGTCTCTAAGATTTCGTGTTGTTGCCTTTGTTGCTCTCTTTGCTCAAGCAGTTGTTCAGCTTTTTGCACGGCCAATGCTTCGGCGTATGCTTCTACTGACTCAAATTGCTCAGGCGCAGGGAGGTCTCTAGGCGTCGCAGGGGTTGAAGCCTGTGCAGCACGTTCTCTTTCCCATTTACGCTGTTCTCTTGCCAAGCGTTTGCCAATCGCAGCATCAAGTTCCTCTTGCGAGAATGTCTTGCTTGCTTCTGCTGGCTTTTCTTCCGACACTTCTACTTCATTTGCTACAGTTTCAGGAGCTGTCGTAACTTCTTCTACTGGCGCGGGTACTTCCGCTAATACTTCTACTTCTTGGTTTTCACTCATTTTGTTTCCTTAGAAACCCTGGTGAAATGCACCAGTACATTTTTAATATATTCTATTCGTAGACAACTGTAAAGGTTGCGGTGTTAGCAAGTACGATATAAAGTCCGTTGCTAAACCAAATGCCTGACGGAAAGCTAAGATACTGTGTACCCGCAGCTACTGTAATGGTATTTGCAATCTTACCGTCGCTAGTGCTTGATGTAGCGCTATCGTATACAGTAATTGTACCACTTGATGTTGTTGATACAAAAATGCCGTATAGTTTGCCGGCGCCTACTTTAGTCTGGTCTGTTGCACTTAAATATTTATAGTTTGCCATGATTAGTCCTGATAATTCTTAATTAAAATAAGGTTAAAAAATGAACTGACGGAATTATTTGCTGATGACCCAACAGCAGTTGCACCTACACAATTTTTCTCCGGAATTACATAAGCTGGAGAAAAATCATATTGAATTGAGCCGTTATTTAGTGTTGTTACTGCACCAACACGTAAAATTCCGTCAGGCCCATGTTGTTTTAAATAGGCTGTAATGGACGTTGACCCCGAAACTTGTCCAGCGGTAATGATTCCCGTGACCATATATGCTGTATATCCAGCAGGTACGCAATAATGTGCTGTTGTGCGTTGGTTATATCCTGTTGCAATTAAATCATACAAAACTGCTGGAACGCCAGATGTAACGGTACCTGTCCCTACATTAATATTGCCAGCATTTGCGCCCCCAGAACCAGCTGTAACAACATATAGCTTATTGACATATAGGTAGGTATGTGTCGTATTAACCGCAGTTTGCCCATTTAGGGTTACGGTTTCATTAACAGTATTATAACTACCATCCAAGCCTTCAATAAATACAGTGCGGGCGCCTGTTCCAGCTGAAGTATCGTCTGTGCTTGATGAACTAACTTTTAGTACTGAAGCTACAGTAGGGTGGGGTATTGTTCCGCCATCAGGCCAAACTGATTCTTCAGCCGTATCTACGTCAGGATTGTACCCAAATACGGATATTGCGGAATGTCCTGGAATTTGCCCTCTAGCTACTTGGAGTGCAAAATCTTCATTTTTGCCAAATTGAGTTTGTGAGGTAAAGACGTTCATGCTAAGAACCTCAATTTATACAAGGTTGATAGGTATAAACCTATAATTTCGTCAATTATGTTCTGTATGGGAGAATCTGTTTCGTCGCATATTTTGTAACGATCAGCTTCTATTTCTTCTAATTGATTCTGTAAAAAGTCAATAATGTTCGTAGTTTTTTTAGCTGACTGAAGCGTTATTGGCCCCATCAGACCATGACGGCCTTGATAGGCTTCAGCAAAGTTGTCTGCTAAGTCAATAACATTGTCGTAAAAGCCACGTAATGCCTTATGCTTAGAGTAGCTTCTAGTGTTTAGATGTACGGAATGCGCTACATCCCTAGCTAAGAATAGTATTCCTACAAAGTCACAGGCTTTCATTATATTTGTCCTTCGGGTGGCATCATTGGTTGTTCAGGTTGCATTTGTTCTTCAGGCATCATGCCTTCAGGCTGTTCTAGCCCTTCGTTTGGCATTTCTCTACCAGGCATCTCGCCAATTAAGTCACCGCTGTCCATCATGCCGTGAACTGTACCCATAACGATGTCTTGGATTTGTTCAGGTGACATGCTTGCCTGCACTGCGCTGATACGTTTAGTTTCAGCGTCGTATGCTTTAATGTTAGCCTCTTGTTCTTTGATTGCCAAGTCTTGCGCTTCCATAGACTTGCTGACGTTTTGCAACATGCCGTGTAATTGGTCTAGCTCTTGGCCCATAGCTTCAAGTTGTTGCTGTGCTGCTTGCAATGCTGGGTCTTCATCGGCATCGCTTAGTAGTTTAGGATCAATAGTCTTAGCAAAGCGTTTAGCCATTTCTTGTGCGCCAGGCCAGTCCATGTTTTTAACGAATAAATCGCCAGCCACAGCCCATAGTTGTGGATTGCCTTGCAATAGTTGGCTCATGGCATCAAGTGACTCTTGACGTTTAGTCATGTAGCTTGGGCCTGTAGATACGCATACATCGTACTTACCAACGCTAGGATTGTAGATTTTTTCAATCACAATGCCTGACTCATCAACAATTTTCTTCACTGGCTCGGCTTGTGACGGGTTAATTTTAGCCCGTTTTACTTCGCCATCTACGCCAATAATACGAGCAATACGTTCTGTATCGTAAATTTTAGGTATCATGTCCACTAATTGACGTCCACAGTGACGTATAGCACGCGCTAAATTGTCAACGTAGTGATATGTGCCTGTGTCGCCTTGTTTTTCACGCGCTAAGATAGCACGGCCTGAGCGTTCGTTACTTGTCGCACCTAAACTGGAGTCGTATTGGCCAGTTGAGGACTTAATATCGTCAGATGCACCAGCTTTAGCCTGTAATAGACCGCTAGACGCCATAGGCGGTTGAGCGCGTTGAGGTAATGGCAATACCGCACCAGCACCGTCTGTTACGTCAGGGTTAACCTCTAAATACGGCCAGTTGGTCGTGTTGGCTGTCTTCCATTGTGTCTCGTAGCCCTCAAATTGACCGCCGTAACCTATGAATGGCGCTTTTGGTGCCAGTGCCAACATCTCGGCTTCTTGTGAAACCCAATAGTTGTACATACGTTGCGCGTCTTTTGCGTTACGGATTAAGCCTGACACGTATAAACGGCCATCAACTTCGTATTCGTTACCTACAACACGGATAACAGGTATAAATTTACCCGCCCATTCTTGTTCTTCTAGCACTTCAAAGCCGTTAGTTTTGAGCCATTTGACCTTTTTAACGTCTGCCATGCGTGATTTAAGCGGTTTTAAGCCTAAAGCCTTCAATTCTTTGTCGTCACGGCTGCCTTCTACCGCGCTCATGTTGCCTTGGTAGAGATTTAGCTTGGTTGGCGTATGCTCGTAGTAAAAATACTCAGCAATACGCACTGTGTCTTCAGTTAACCATTGACTTAGTGAGGAATCGCCCACACCTTGCTGCATCATGGACGAAATTGGCGCGGCATCAGGGAACTGACGCTCGTATTCTGCCTTCGTCATGTCTTCTGTAATAAAACACCACTCAGCATCGCTGCCGCATGGGTCTTGTATTGTAGGATCCATATAAACACTAAAGGAATTGCGGATGCGGCCAATGTATAGGTCTTGGTCAAATGAATTGTCGTCGCAATATTTAGTGAGTACACGGATGTAGCCTTCACCATAGGTGACTTGGTTTTCACATGCTGTGTCGTATGCGACATCTGCATCTGAAATATATTCAATATGCCTAATTACACCCTCGAATATCTCCGCGACCTCTACGTCAGCGTTATCATCCACAGGGATTACCTTCACCGAAGGTCGATTTTGGCGTTGTTCATTAGTAACTTGATGAACATGTTGCGGTAACTTATTGATTGTTAAGCAAGGTCGTGCGTTGATGGTTTGACCTTGAACTGAGCCACGGGTAGCCAGTACGTCCGCAGGCCATTGCCACTGATTGTCGGGGGAGCCTGCCTCGAAACGTAAGTCATCAAGCTCGTCTTCACGGCTCTCTGAATACGCAGAAACCGCCATAGTAAAGCGGCTTCGCATCGTTGCAAGCATGTCTTTTTTGTCGTTTGGCTTATTAGCGCCTTCTGCGACAACCCCTACAGTAACCATATCATCCATCGATCACTCCAATAACATCTTTTTCGTTCATAAGAAGATAGTTTTCATCTTCGTATTTAAATTTCTGTCCTGAATACTCACCGAACAGTATTGTGTCACCTACTTTAACTGTCATCGCTCTGACCGTACCATTATCTAATATGGCACCTTGGCCTGCTGCAACAATCACACCTTCAAACTTCTTCTCAGCTTGCTTTGCCAGTACAATGCCACTGGCCGTTGTTAGTTCTTCTTCTTTTTGCTTTACTACGATGCGTTCACCGAAAGGTTTTAATTTCATTTTTTGCCTTTTTTAGTTGATTCACGTTTTACACTGTAGGCGATGGCCACAGCTTGCGCTGGCTTTTTACCAGCTTCTATCTCAGCCTTAACATTAGCACGGAAAGCCTCTTTACTAGGTGATTTTTTTAACGGCATAGTTAACTCCCCATCCATGAACTTGATGCTCCGCTACCAGTAGCATACGACTTACGGGGAGCTTTGTCAACATATTCACGATGGGCTACAGGGAACGCAAACGTCACGCATAACGCGTCTGCTGCGTCCGGGCTTGCCATGCCCCTGGCCTTCATCTCTTTCTTACCTTCTAAGAATATCGTCCCGCTGCTGTTAGGCTTTTTCATCGGGCCTGTCAAGTCCGATTTTAATTTTCTATCCTCCGGTATGCTGGCGCTGCGTAACCACTCCCGCATCGCACCCCACATCTCGGCCCGCTTGTTGCCCCACATTATCGAGTTCTTAGCCCGTGACCCAAAGTTCACACCGCGCACCTTATACCGCTGCTCGGTTAGCCTGTCCAATATGCCGTACCCCAGCCCGCCCTCGTCTATGACGGTCATCACTGGTTTGTATTCTTCTATTGCCTCGATCACCCGACCTACGACAGTCATTGTGTCCTCGCCCTGATAGCGCTTAATAGCAACGATATCCCGCCCTTGACGGACAACGATGACCGTGCTGTCGGCACCTCCTCGCGCGGGATCCACCCCGATAACGATAGGCGCAGACGTATCCTTATATCTCTCACGTTTGAACGCGTCCTCAACGAGTGTCGGGCTGATAAACTGGTCTTCGCCTGACGATGGAAACTCACCGTAAACCTCGACCCGCGCCTGGCTACTGTCCTCACCATACTCGGCAATAATCTGTTCATATACCGCTTTATCCGTGTCCTCGACCTGCCGCGCGTCAATTTGTCTGCCATGCCAAAAGTCCCGTTTAGAGTTAAAGCACTCAAAGAAGTAGCCTTGGTTGCGACGCGGGTTGCTGAACGCGAACCAATACCGGTCTAGTATGTTCTCTGTAAAGAAGCCCGCACCCACTGACCATATTGCGTCAGGTATACCACTGGCCTCGTCAAATATCAACATCATCCCGTCGTGGTTGTGGACACCCGCGTATGAGTCAGGATTCTCTTCCGACCACAGCTTACCCTCTGCCGCCCAGTACCGCGTACCCTTTTTCAAGTCACGCTCGACTAGCTCGCACACCCATTTCGCTGGCACCAGCTTAGTTGCCGAGATTTCCCACCAGTGTGAGTTTATTATCATGGCCTGCCATTTAGTCAGCTCACCCCAGGTGACTGACCGCAGTTGTGACTCACTGTTGGCTGACACCACGACGCTGGAGCCGATCCTTGTTGTCAACATCCAC